ACTGCCAGGACCCCTATCTGAAAGACAAGCTGCTGCAAGAGCTGCCAGGTATTTGCTGCTGGGCTATTGCTGGCTTGCAGCGCCTGCGGGCTACTGGCCGGTTTACTGATGTGGCTGCCGCGGCTGTAGAGCGGGAAGACATGCAGTCCATCCAATCACCGCTGCACGACTTCGCCCAGCTCTGCATGACCTTCTCACCAGAAGCCCAGGTGAGCACGGAAGACCTCTATCAGTCCTACGTGGCGTATTGCATTCGCAACGGTCAGTACCGGGTCGGGCGTAACAAACTGGTGTCCGAGATGCGCACAGCATTTCGTGGCCGCATTGAGAAGCGCAGCATCCGGTTCGAGGGGGTGAGCAAGCAGGGCTTCAAGGGCGTGGGGCTACGGCCGGATGCAGATAGTGACATTAAGCCACATCTGGTGGCATGACCAACCAGCGATAAGCCCTCTTAGCGAGGGCTTTCTTTTATGCACTTCTCGGCATCCTAGCGTAGTCGTTTATCCTGTCCTTAAATAAGCATCAGAGTTTTATAGCGCGTTTAAACGTGGCGCGATTGGCTAATCGTGTTTTGCCAGCTTAGCAGTGCTTTATTCTAAATTCCGTAGTTTTGCATTTGTATGCACTTTTTAAAGTGCGCGGAAAGTGACACCAAGGGTGCGCGCGTCACTTGGTCACGGCTTCAAACGGGCCTCTCTTATTTAAGGATAAAATAAGACCAAGCGCCTTAAATAAGGATTACTCATTTGAGCCCTTAGCAAGTGAAACTGAATCACTAAGTGAATCACTTAAGTCTATGATTCTTATAGAGTTTTCACTTACCTTATTACATATTATTTAATTATATAATAATAAAAAGAATATAAGGACTGTCCTTACTTACCTTGAGAAAGAAACTAGGGCCTTCTAAAGTGATACAGTGACGCAGCTAGTCATGCACTATTCATTCATGCAGCCGTGGCGGCGGTTGTGGTATACTGGCAGCACTACCAGCAACTAGGAGCGCGTGACCATGACGCCGCAAGAAGAAGCGCTGTCGGTCTTATCAGCGCAGGAACAGAAATTCGTCGAATTGTGGGCCATGAAGGACCTTACCGGAATGCCCCGCTACAAATGCTACATGGAAGCCTTTGAGTGCCACCATGTAGCGATGCGGACCGCCGCGACATACGCCTGGCGCCTGCTTAGGGAAGAACGCGTCATAGAGGCTCTCAGGGCCCTTCAATGCGAGACGGCCAAAAAGCACATCGCGAGCAACGAGGACATCAAGTCCGAGCTATCGGCCATCCTCTCTGGCTACGGATCGCAGTTCGTGGACGTGACGAGCCAGGAGACGCGGCCAGGAGAAGACGGCGAGTACAGAGTCGCCTACATCGTGGAGGACCCCGATGGCATCCCTACCGAGCTCCTACGCTTCATCAAGAAGTTCCGCCCTGAGCCGGACGGCCGGTACGAGCTGGAGTTCAACGTTATCAGCGAGGCGGCTAAGGACCGGCTGAGAGCGGCTGAGCTGCTGGGCAAAATGCAAGGCGGCTTTGTGGAACGTGTCGAGCACTCCGGCGTAGTGGCCTCTGTGACGGCAAACCTGCCAGCTTCTGACGCCCCGATAGAAGATTTCACCAAAGCGTACAGAGCCATGTTGACAGAAGCCCAGAAGTGAAATAAATTTATCTCAGACGGCGGCGAGGGGCTGCCGGATTGAGGGATAAAACTATGAGCGAGCAATTGGACTGGCTGGCGCGTGACGTGCACGAGTGGCCTAAGAACACACCACACGTGGTACCGGCGGGGGATGAGTTGTTTGAGCATGGGGCTGTGTTCTGCGAGAGCCATGTTGTGATTAACGGCGGCACTACCTGGCAGCCACTCATTGTGTACCGTCAGCAATGGCTCGCCCGCCGCGCAGAGTTGCAGAACAAGCCGAGCTGGAAGGATGCGCCGGAGTGGGCTACACACTTGGCGCAACAAGCTGACGGTGATTGGATGTGGTGTGAGGGGGCCCCAACAGCTAGCAAGGACGGAGGGTGGTTTGGATGCTTCTCACGAGCCGCCGGTGGCGAAGTCCTCGGAGACTGGCGCGACACTCTGGAGAAGCGACCAGCTGACCTGTCAGAGCAAGCAGTGACTGCACGCCTGCAAGAGGCCACGGATAATGTGCTTGCCGCCGTGCCGGATCTCAAATCGGATAAATACAAGTTCGATCCGTTCACCAGTCTGGAAGACGCGCAGCCTGTCATGCCGCGTAAACTGGCGTTGCAATGGGCGGTTGAGCATGTGGGCGAATGGCCACAAGACTTAGAAAACCCTCCAGCAGCACCTTCAGGTTGGAGCTGGCAGCAAGAGGGGCGGTACGTATACCTGATGCGTGCCGGAGAAACACGGATAAGCCGTAAAGCATGGAAAACCTCCATCAGGCTGCAGAAATTGGATTTTACCTCTATTGAGAATCGTGTGGCAGGATGCTCGGAGTTTGCAGACGATGGCGGCTATTTGCACGTAGACAAAGGCGAAGGCGACCACACCGCAACGTTTATGGCCAAGCTGCAATCCGGCGTGGAGCCCACGCTGCACACTGTCCACCATGCCGCCTTCCTGCACCAAGGCTGCCAGCTCTTGCTGAATGAGCCCGAACTTGTGGTGTTCCGCACCGCAGACGGCGAGCTTATCCACTGCAAGCCCAAGGAGTGCCTGATTAACCCGGACGTGTACGGCCTGGCCGCTCGTCTGCTGGCTGATATGTCTGGCCACCCGGTAGCGCCTGAGCATATGCGCGAGCTTTGCGAGCAGATGAACTGGAGGGTTGAGATATGAGCACACAATACGCATTCCCGCTGGCTGACCCAGACGGCCAGATGCAGCAGGGCATGACGCTGCGTGACTATTTCGCCGCTAAGGCTTTGCAATCGCTAGACCAGAGCGGATACGCTTACCCTAAAGGCGTGGAAGCCATGGCGCACGATGCCTACGCTCTAGCCGACGCCATGCTCAAAGCCCGCGACGAGGTGAAACCATGAGAACCTATAAAACCGGAGGGATGGTGCGCTATGACAACCTGTGCACTATCTGCGGACAGCCTGCTACCGCTAAGCACGTCTGCGCCCACTTAGACCAACAATCTCACATCGAAGCGCACGCTGAGCAGGCCAGAGCTAAGCGTCGCGCCCATCTCATCGAGGAGATTATCATCCACAACCCATGCGTGACGGACGAGGAGTGTCTGGCCGCTGTTGAGCAAATTATGAGGCTTCAAGATGCACAATGACTGGATTGAATGGACTGGCGGCGACTGCCGGAACCTGGTGCGGAGATGAAGGGCATGCAGGACACAATGGGCGCTGCGCTTTCGACTGGGGCCATCGTCTCGATGCGGAGTGGGAGATTGTTGCCTACCGTCTAGCCCAGCCCGGCCACGTGACGCGCATGATAGCAGAACGAGACGAGCTGGCTGACCGCATGGCTAAGCTCAAGACATTCATGGAGAGCAACAAGCAGTATTTTAGTCTGGCTGCAGAAGACCAAGTGCTCCTGCACGAACAGCACGACGCCATGGGCGAGTACCTGGCGGTGCTCAACAAGAGGATTGATAGGCTATGACACCTAAAGAATTTATCGAACGGCACGAAACCTTTCACGACATGCGCCAGCCCGGCCAGAAGTCCCAGCTGTGGCAACGCCAGCTTGAGCTTCTCGACTGGCTGGAGAAGGCGAAAGCCAAGGGCGGCACGTACTTGGTGCTGCAAGCCCGTGACGTCGGTGTGAGCACGGTTCTCACCGGCTGGGGTTTCTACCACTCTCGCGAGCTGGTGTACAAATCTCGCCGCCTCACCTTCGGCAACCGCATAACCGAAAGGCGTGTTGCCCAATATCCGGGTTGCAAGCTGCTTGAAGAGGAGCGGCAGTGGCACGGGTCCCCGCCAGTAGCGCTGGTAGACTGGGTGGAGTACATCGGCCCAGAGGTGCAGCTCCCACAGGCTGATTGCGTAATCCACACCGGTGGCCCGCAAGCCGTCTGCCAAGGCCGCAAATACGACGGGGTCTTCGTGATGGAGCGCAGCGCACGGCCGGACGCCATCAAGCGACCAGCAGGCGATGCGTACGACGACCAAGCGCATCATCTGACCTGGATTAAGGAGTGACTGGCTATGAGGTGTCCCAGCTGTGACGGAGCGGGTAGCCGAGAGGCGTTTGTGAGCTTCACTGACGGCACTGGAGCCTACAAGGGCGTCGGGTGCTTGAGGTGCCGTAGTTCAGGCGTCGTGCCGGACGAGATGGCCGCATGGGTTGTAGAAGGCAAGAAGCTACTCGGTCGCCGACAGCTAGCCGGCTTATCTCTGTTCGAATTTGGTAAATCTTCTGGCCTCGGTTCCGCGAAGGTTTGTACCATAGAGAGCGGGCGCGTAGACCCTCAAGAGTATGCCAGCCTCTGGCCATGATATACTCGGCGGCATGACTCACAACCGTGCCGCCCTACTATGCCAATCCGAGAAGTAAACCGCGAGACGTGGCCGCTCGACTACCGCGAGGTGTTTCAAGAGCGCATAAAGCTCGTCCATAAGCTCCGCACCGACCCCAAAGCCAAGGCAATCGCCATGGCCCACTACGCCAATAACCCTGCTGACTGGATAACCGACTTCATGATCACCATCGACCCCCGGGCCGAGGTGAAAATATTCCCGTTCATCATGTTCCCTCGCCAGCTAGAGCTGGTAGACGAGATGCACCGCGCTATGCTCGACCAGCAATCTATCCTCGTGGAGAAATGTCGGGATGCAGGCGTGTCGTGGATCGCCATAGGCATGCTTACGTGGGCGTGGCTATTCATACCTGACGTCAACCTGGGGCTCGGGTCGCGCAAAGAGGACTTGGTGGACCGTCTGTCCGACCGATCCACGCTGTTCGAGAAGGTGCGCATGGTTATCCGCTGGCTGCCTCAAGATCTGTTCTGGCCTGCAGGGTTCAACGAAAAAGACCACATGCCCTACATGCGGATTATTAACCCGTCCAACGGCTCGACCATCATGGGCGAGGCAGGCCGCAACATCGGTCGAGGTGGCCGTTACTTCGCCTACGTTGTGGACGAAGAGGATTTTCTGGAAGACCAGGAAGCAGTGGACAGCTCGCTCGGCGATGCCACACGCTGCAGGGTGTCTGTCAGCACGTACAACGTGAACAACGGCTTATTCCACCGCCGTCGCAAGGCTGGACTCGTGCTGCCTGAGCGGCGAGATGGTTTCTTGCGCGTATTCATATTCGACTGGCGTGACCACCCCAACAAGACCCAAGAGTGGTACGACTCACGCCGGGCGCAGGCCGAGCGAGAGGGTACGCTGCATATTCTGGCGCGTGAGGTTGACCGGGACCCTTCTGCCGCCCAGTCTAATGTCCTCATCCCAGGCCTCTGGGTGAGCGCTGCGGTCGAGGCGCACATCAAGCTAGGCATCGAGCCGTCCGGCAAGCGCATCGCTGCTATGGACGTTGCAGACGGAGGGGGTGACGTCAACGCGCAGGCAGTTCGGCACGGTATTGTGTTGGAGAGCGTGGAGAGCGAGGGCGGCGAGTCGAACGTCGTAGGGCGCAAGTATTACGTCAAGGCGATCGTGAGCAAGGCCGACACTTGGCGCTACGAGGTCAACGGGGTCGGGGCGGGTGCCAGGGCCGGGGCTCAGCAAGTCGCCGAGGTCAACGTGGGTAAGCGGCTGCCAGCCATTGAGGCGTGGAACCCAAGCGCCGCTGTGGTCAACCCGGCTGGTGACATTCACACGGGTGAGACCGGCCCGGGCATTGAGCGGCGCAACCGCGACCACTACTCCAACGCAAACTCCCAGGCGTGGTGGGCGCTGCGGGAGCGGTTCCGCAAGACTTATGAGGCCGTCACGACCGGCGAGATTGAAGACCCTGACGAGCTTATATCCTTGCCGGCTGGCTGCACCGAGCTGATGGCCGAGTTGAGCCAGCCAGTGTGGGGCACCAATGGCGCTGGCAAAATAACTGTCGATAAGCAGCCCAAGGGCACCAAGTCGCCCAACCTGGCGGATGCCGTGAAGATTTGCTACGCGCCGTCGCGGCCAGACCAGCCAGAGCCCGGGGTGGGGGTTGGCATGCCTGGCGGAGCTGCGGGAATAATTGTCGGCATCGCTTGACAGCGGTCAGAGATATAATTATCTTAAATGTACGGGTCGCATCGGGTGGCTCGCATACACAGAGGGCGATAATATGGCAAAGCAATACGTAATGACCGACTACGAAGGATGTGATTTTGTGACAGCCGGTAAAGTGTATGAGCTCTTGGAACACACCATGTGGTCGCAGGGTATCATTGACGATGAGGGCGAAGAAATATGCGTAAGACGCCCTGGAAATACTTGCGCACATCTCGACCGAATCGGAGTCTGGTACTACGTAGACGCAGAGGGTAACCTCGTATGAAACTCTATTTCGTAGAATTTCTCGTCCGGCTCGGCGTGGCGGTCATCGCCGACGGCACCATCAAGCCGCGCTGGTGTGGCAGTGACCAGCAAGCAGTGTGTAAGCGGGCGCAGTGGTCGTGGCGTCACGGCCACTTCATCGGCATCTTGCGACGCAAGGTCACTGCCACACCAGCTACTATCTCACCCGTACTCAAGTAACCGGCAGCAACTGGCAGCACAAGCAGTACTGCCGGGGTGCGCTGGAGAATATGTGGCCTGAGCTGGGCGCCTTCGAGCGCAACGTTGTAAACCAGCTGACCACGGATAACTACCATCTCTACAATCACCTTCCAATCGTTAAGAGGCTGCTAGCATGATTCGTAAAACCAAGAAGGGGCCGCGCCGTCTGCGCGAGGTGCCAGTAGTAAGCCGCATAGAGGCGGTCCATACCACCTACACCAAATGCGAGTACATCACCGCTGGCAAGATATACGAGCGTAACTTACATTCTAAGTGGTCCTTTGGCATTACAGATGACACGGGCGACGAGATTTGCATTTGCCGGCCTGAAGGGGCATGCGGTCATCTGGGCCGAGTAGGAGTTTGGAAGTATGTGAGGATTGTCAAATGACCACACTTTACGTCAAGAAACTCACACCTCTGGCCACTCTGCCAGCCCGTGCCACAGCTCTGGCCGCCGGCCTGGATGTCAGGGCCTGTCTGCACACTGAAACCGTCAAGTGCTTCACGCAGCACGGCGAGGTGTGGGCGCACATCACGCACGGTACGCTGCAGCTGCAACCGGGCGATCGGGTCTTGGTGCCGACCGGCCTAGCGATGCGTCCAGCACCTGGCTACTGCCTTAAAATGTATCCTCGTAGTGGGCTAAGCCTCAAGAAGGGCCTTACGCTTATCAACTGCGTGGGCGTGGGCGACGAGGACTACTCGCTCGAGTATTACGTGACGCTGGTCAACCACAGCCGAGAAGTCCAGGCGATCGCCGATGGCGAACGGCTCTGCCAGCTTATGGTCGAGCGCGTGGAGCCTGTCGAACTGGTAGAGTGCGAGGAGCTGCCAGATGTGGAGTCTGATAGGCTGGGCGGCTTTGGGAGTACTGGCCGTGGGTAAAACATTGCTAGTAGCTAACATCCCGTGCCTGCTGTTCGGCTTCGTGGCCGCCTACCTCGCGCTCATGGATGCGGACGGCTGGGGCTGGTTCCTGTTCGCCGCGCTGTTGCTGGCGTGCGGGCCCGCTAGGCGCAAGGAATGATAGTCTCCCGCCTGCCAGATAGCAGCTGGCGCGTAGGTCGTCACCCAGAGGCTGTCTGGACGTATGACGCGCAGTCCAGCACCGAGCCGAACGCCATAGCGGCTGCCAAGACCGCGTACTACAAGCAACACGGTCCGCAAGGTCGCCCATTGTGGCCGGTCGTTGAACCAGGCGGCTACGTGGTGCCGGATGAGTTGGTGCCGCGTAGCCGTAAAGTCGCTAAGCTTATGGGCGCCAGGTTCTACGTCGGCACCAAGTGCGTGCGGCACCCACTCAACCACATACGGTCAGTTGGTAACAAGAACTGCGCGGTGTGTGCGATATTGCGCCAAGCTGGTATAATGCCCGCATGACTCTGCTATGAGGTGCGGGATATGGGCGTGCAGTACGATGGGTTGTTTTGGCGGTTCGTGGACAAGATACGGCGGGGTGTCGGGGCGTTTGTCGTCCAGGGGTACGCCGAGGCCAACGCCAAGAATGGGACGCAATGGGAGGCTCAGCGGCGTCTCACTGGCATGACAAGCGGGCAGCGCGCCACGTCTATCATCAAGACCGGCGCGCTTCCTGTTGACCTCAAGGCGCGGGTGTTTGCCTACACAGATAATGGCATTATCGCCCGCGTGTACAAAGACCCGACCTACACCGGCGGCACCCCCGACCAGGTGTACAACATGAACACCACTCCTGGGGCTGCGGCCACACTTCAAACCCAACTGCTGACAGGCTTCACGCTGACAGATGATGGAGATGAGGTGGCGGCCCCGCTATTCCTTATTGGGCCTGATGCGACCAACTCTAAGGGCTCCACGCTCGCCTCGTTCGGCAGCAACCGCATACTGGCGCCTAACACTAGCTATCTGCTCACCTTCGAATCCCTCAGCGCCGGGCAAGATGTCACCGCCCGCCTTGAGTTCTACGAGGGCGGGCTGGACTTACCCGCCTAGCATTGACGTGTGATATACTGCGGGCAACCCTTTAACACCAGAGGCGCGCCCGCATGGCCGACCAACAAGACACCCCGCTGGCATCCCTTAGCTATGCCCGAGCAGGCAACGGCGGGCGTACCAGTGTAGACGACGAGTACTTGCCCGACCTACGAGGCAGCAAAGGCCGCAAGACCATTGGCAAGATGCTCAACAGCTCCACCGTCGGCGGGGCGATGACCTGCATCACCAATATCTTCAAGACCACCGATTTCCACGTCGATAGCGCCCAGGGTGTGGCCGACCCGGACTTGGCGGACGACTTGGCCAAGTGGGTCTACAAGACCCTGACGACGCTTGGCGACCCTACTTACCCTCTCTCGGCCACCTGGGTTGACTTCCTCGACCAGCTTGCCAGCGCCTTGCCGTATGGCTGGGCCTTTGTGGATATCACTCGCAAAGCCCAAGCAGACGGCACGATTGGCATCGGCCAGGTCGTGCAGGTCCACCCTGATACTCTGGCCGACTGGATGACAGACGAGACTGGCCGGGTGCAGGGCATTCTGCAGTACCCGCCCACCGGCTTGGCTCAAATCACTATCCCGAGCGATCGGGCGGTGCATTTCGTCCCTATTCAGCACAAGGGCAGCCCCGAGGGACGTTCGTTGCTGCGGGCCGGGTATGACGACTGGTATTACGCTAACCGCCTCAAATCCTTCCGCGCCATCCTGGCCGAGCGCATGTCAGGCTTTCCGGTCGTGACGGCAAACGCCGACATCAAGCGCCTGGCAGCCGATGAGAGCGTGCCGGAGGTGCAGCGTGCCGCCTACGCCAAGATAGTCTCCGAGATTGAGAGCATCGCCCCCAAAATCAAGGTGAACCAGCAGGCCGGTGTGACCTTGTGGTCAAAACCCTACGAGAATATCGGGGTAGACGGTGGCAAGACCTTCACGAGCACCCAGCAGCTGCAAGTCGAGTTGCTCACACCCAGCGGCGCGTCCAGTGTGGATTACGATCGCGCCATTCAAGACCACGACATGGCGGTGTCGCGTAGCATGCTGCTGCAATTCCTATTCATGGGGGGTTCTGGTACCTCCGGCGCCCAGAATGCCATGGGTGACATGGTTGAGGTGTTCGAGCGGGCCGCCAAGGCGTGGCTTGATAGCCTGTACAACTGCCTGGAGCGGCAATTGCTGCCAATGCTCTGGCGCTGGAATGGGCTGGATGCGGCGTACATGCCCACCCTCCGGCCAGGTGTCATCCAGCGAGAAAGCCTGGACGCTCTTGGCCGCTACGTGCAATCACTGGCATCTGCCGGGATCGTGCTGACCGACCCCGAGACCGAGGAGGAGCTGCGCATCCGGGCAAACCTACCAGTTCCGGCCACGCTAGGCACAATGCTGTAAATAATTGAGAGCCCTGTCACATTCAGGGCTTTTTATTGCTTGCAATGTACGCCTGCTAGGCTTATAGTTAACTCATCAGGTGAGGCAACGGGCTGAGCCGAAGTAAGAAGGTAAACGAGATGAACGCACGTTTTCTTATGGCAGACACAGTGAATGGCGTAGCGGAGATCGACATGGTTGACTATCCGGATGCGAATTTCCTCCGCTTTGAAGACTTCCGAGATAGCTTGGCTGACCTTGAAGACGGTGATGTGGTGTTTGGCACGGCAGGGCCAGAACATTTCGATGCGCTGGATGAAGAATATGGCATCCGTTAATGACGCCACAATTCCTACAGGCCCGGCAAGCGCTGGGCCTTAACATCAAGCAGATGGCCGCTTGCCTGGGGGTGCATCGCGACACCTATGGCAAGTGGGAGCGTGGTGAGCAGTCGCCGCCAGCCATCGCCGAGTCGCATATAAGGCTGCTGCTGTGGCTCAAACAGCAAGGCTTGGTTGGATATAATTATTTCTTGACTGCTGACTGGCAGACGGCTAGATTTGAGCTATTCACAACAGAGGAGAAGAGCAATGAGTAACATACCTGATCGCGCAACGCATGAGAGCAATGACTTGAAGTACTGTAAAGACGGAGGTAAGTGGTATTACTGGGACGACGTGCTGAAAATGTGGGCAGCCTCAGAGAATGACGATGAGTGGCGGAGTGCGAATCTGCGGCCTATCGGTGTCATCCAGACCCACGACACCGTCCAGAACCCCAAGCACTACCAGCTGCTGCCGGGCGTAGAGGTGTATGACATCCGTCAAGCGCTGGCAGCCAAGGCGACCGCAGCTGGTGCTACGCTCGACCAGTTCTCCGACTACGATCGCGCCGTTGAGTACCTGCTGCGCATGTGGGAGAAGAATGGTGTGGAAGACGCCCAGAAAGCGGCTTGGTACCTCAACAAGCTGGTGGAGAAACTCAATGGCAGCGGGTCGTAACGGCAAGCCAATAGGCCCAGCAGCGGCCAGCATTATTGACGCACGCTACCGGACGCCAATCAAAGAAGACCCAGACAAAGTGGCTCGCCGCCGACGCATCGAGCAGCTGCTGGAAGAACAACAAGCACGGAAGGAGGACCCATTATGCAGCTAGTAATACTTGAATCCCCATACGCTGGCGGTTGCCGGCCAGACAACTACCAGACCTTCTGGTCTGACTGTCGCACCGTCTGCGAGGTTCAGCTGCCGAGTGGCCATATAGGTCGAGGCAACTGCGAGACCGGGGCGCTGGCAGCGGCAATGATATCGCGCAATCGGGCATACCTCGCCGAGTGCCTGCGGGACAGCATGCTGCGCGGCGAGGCGCCATTTGCTAGCCATGGCCTGTATACCGTAACGCTTGACGATAGCATCCCGGAGGAGCGCGAGCTGGGAATCCTGGCGGGCTTTGCGTGGGGCCCTGCTGCCGACAAGGTGGTCGTATACACCGACCTTGGCGTATCGGGCGGGATGCGGCAAGGCATCGAGGCTGCGCTGGCGCGTGGCGCAGACGTGGAGTACCGGGAGATATGTGCGAGGCGCGCAGAGTAAATGACGAGTATCACTGCCACCGCTGCCAGATGCAGTGGGCAGTAGCAGACAACGACCGGCCAGTTTGTAAGACCGGTTATCAAATTCACATGCCGATAATCCGCAAGCTCATAGAGCGGGCGAAGGAGAAGAGATAATATGACCCTCAAACAACTCATGGCCCGAGACGGCCTTACCGAACTGCAAGCGCTCAACCAATTTCGTGCGCAGAAAGACTGGGCGCTGGCTGATGGCCACAAGGTGACTCGCACACTAGTAGGCAATCGTGTGATCGCGCAGACTGTCAGCGCCGTCAAGCCAAGCCGCTATAAGCACCCTGGGGTATAACGATGGACATCATGCTTGATTTGGAGACGATGGGTAATGGCAGTCGCGCCGCCATCATCGCAATTGGCGCCGTGGCTTTCGACCACACAGGTGTAAAGGACCGCTTCTACCGTCAGGTGAACCTGCAGAGCTCCATGGCGGCTGGGATGGAAGTCGACGCCAGCACCGTGATGTGGTGGATGCAACAATCCGAGCAGGCTCGGGCCGCCTTCAAGGATAACGAGAAGGCCAAGCCGCTGGCAGAGGCGCTGATAGACTTCATGGGGTTCTGCATAGCCAATGATGTGGCCGGCATGTGGGGCAATGGGGCAGCGTTTGACAACGCGATCTTGTCGTCCGCCTACCGCTTGTGTGGCATCGAGCAGCCCTGGAAGTTCTGGAACGACAAGTGCTATCGGACCATCAAGTCGTTCTATCCGGGCGTGCAGCTCGTGCGTAAAGGCACGCATCATAACGCCCTGGACGATGCCGAGAGCCAAGCTGATCATTTGGTGCGGATGTTATGGCCGAGCGCCTGACCATGATTTACGCCGCTGCGGAGCGCTATTCCAGCGTTCTGCAGCTGGCCGTCGCCATGGGTGACTGGAGTCTTGCCAGCCCGCGCGACAGGTGGACATGCTACCTGCTGCTGAGCTACAAGTATTACTCATGCGACCAGAGCGTGGTGCCTGATAGGCTGTTTGACATGCTGTGCTTGCAGTTGCTGGCCGACGGGCTGCCGGAAGGTGCGTATCACGGCCAGCTGTATGACGAGAGCGCATTGATGGCGGGCACTGGCTACCACATCGGTGATAAACTAGATGCCACGCTGGTGAGCATCGCTAATTTTCTGAGGGTCTAAAGATGATAAGAATGACACACCACTTACGCGACTGCTTGCGTGAGATTGAGCACCAGAAGCTCGCTGGGTACCCGCATCGTACCTGCTGGCGTAAATCGTCAGTCTTGAAACTTCTGGCGGTGAGGGTGCTGCGCTACTGCGATGAAAATGACGATAGGTTCGTGCAGTTCACCGATGAAGGGTGGGCCTGGTGGCTCAAGCATAAGTGCTGATTGAGGGCTTAATATGACCGTACATACTATTCAAGACGCAACGGGCTGGAAGGCTACTGACGACCACTACCCGCGTGTCTGCGGCGAGGGTGAAACCGAGCAAGCCGCCATCGAGGATTTGAACTGGCAGGTTCTGGACGACCAAGACGAGCACCTGCAGCGCAATATCGCCAAGGGTCTGGCAGAAGGCGCACAGCGCATCGCTGCGTACATAGGCCTCGTGATGATAGTGCTCTGGGCTATGAGCGAGCTTTGGCCAGCCGACCGTGACGCGACAGACCCAGCCGAGGGTGAGCGCAGCGGCATGCGGCTCTACACGGACGCCCAGACCGGCTGCCAATACTTGGCCACATCGGGTGGCTCGCTGACGCCACGTCTGTCCGCTACAGGAGAGCATATATGCGACCTTTAATTCTGCCAGTATTCCCGTCTTGGGGGTCTTACGCTCGCAAGCAGCTAGTGAGAAAGATGCTCGTGGCGCTCCACCCAGGGTTTGGTTTTGTCCTACACGAATGGCCTTTCGTAGAGCTTGAAGTGCGCCACGAGAAAACTGGTCTTTACGTGAAGTCGGAAGTAGACCTCACGTCTGTGTTCAGTGAGGCCAAAAAGTTCGTAGGGGTTATTCAAGAAGAGGCGTGCTACCGTGGTAACTGACAAATATGACCGCATCCTACGTGAAGCCCTTGATACCTTATGGGTTTCTCTGCAAGGTTCTGTGAACATGGCCGCCATTGAGCGGCTTCTTGCTGTTGGCGACGTGCAGGGCGTGCTGGATATGCTGCGGGTAGTCGAGCCGGCCATCTATGCAACCATGCAGCCCATAATCGAGGACGCCATCCTTGAGTCTGGCCGACTGGTGGCCGAGATACTGCCAGCAGGCGCGGTGGTTAGCCCGGTTATTGTGAGCCTCACAGACCCGCGGGCCGCAGCGTACGTGCAGCGCTATGTGGCGACCCGCGTCATGGAGATAAGCCAGGAGACCGTCGAGGCAGTGCGCAACGCGGTACTGTTCGGCGTGAATACTGGCCGCCCGCCCGCGGCAGTGGCCCGAGACTTCAAGTCCACAATCGGCCTCAACACCAAGCAGGAGCTGGCAGTGCGTAACTTCCGCTCGGCCTTGGAGGCCGACCCGCGCAGAGCGCTGGGCTACGAGCTGCGCGACAAGCGGTATGACGGCACGCTTGAGGCCGACAAGCCGCTCACGGCTAAGCAGATAGACGAGATGACCACACGCTACCGAGCAGGGCAGCTCCGCTACCGCACCGAGGCGATCGCCCGCACCGAGAGCATGACGGCTATCAGCGTGGGGCAAGAGGAGGCTATCCGCCAGGGCGTCAACAGCGGGGCTATCCAGACTATCAACCGTGACGGGCGTGAGTTGCGTAAAAAGTGGATCGCCACACATGACGGCCGCACACGCCATGCGCACTTAGTCATTCCGGGTATGAATGCCAAGGGCGTGCCGGTGACGGGTAAATTCGTGACGCCGCTCGGCCCTATGGGTTTCCCGCGCGACCCAGACGGCACGGCTGCAAACGTCATCCAGTGCCGGTGCCGCGTTAAGTGGACTTGGGTTGACATATCTTAAAGATAATTATATCTTGAGATAAGAGGCTGCATTGGATGGCCCGTTGAGAGGATACTGGCATGGCTGGTCATATTGAAATTGGGTTTTATAAGCAAAATGGGGTGGTCGTCCACGTGGCTGAAACGCTGGCAAATGGGCTGTGCAATGTGCAGGACACGGAATCGGGGCGGCAGCTCTTGTGGGATAAGCTGCCCAAGGACGCCATATGGCTCAGCCGTGAGTACACCCACCCGTCAGTGCAGGAGGCCCTTGCAGTATGAGCACCTACCTGTCCAAGCTTGCCAACTGGATGGTTGGCAAGCCGCCTATGAGCCCATCTCAGCTATACGACGCCGGGTGCCCACACTCGGGTAACGGCCGTGTGATGGATATCGTCAAGATAACCGACACCGTGCGAGCCATGTGCAAGCATCCAAACATTCAGATCACTCGTAGCGTGGCCGAGATGACCAAAGTGGACCCGCAGACCGGCGCGGTAACTCGCAGCACGGCCAAGCGTCCACAATACCAGGTGCTGGCAGTCGGCGATCTCACGCCGGCGCCACGCCAGGCAACCACTAAACAACAGCCCAAGGAGGCTGACTGGAGCAAGGTATGGCAACGCATAAACAAGCCCTCTTAGCTAAAGTCGAGTGTCTTACGCCCGAGCTGGCCGCCGAAGCTGTGAGCTACGCGCGTAGTGGCCACGTAGCAGGAACAGCAGTGATCGTGCTGGTCGATAACCCAGGGCAGCTGGGAAGGCTGCAAGGCATGGTGGCTGGATGGATTGGGGAGTTGACAGCAGATGAGCAAGGGGCCTACTAGGCCCCTTAGTTTTAGTGGAAGATAAAGCCTTGTTTCGAGATGCCGTCAAAGCGAATGCTGCGCTTCTCAACCTCCAGCTCCCGTACGGCCGACACGAACTTGTTACGTCTCGCCATGTTGGTACCGTACATTTCACAGAACATCAGATAAGCGTCTTCGGTTGGCATGCAGCCGGTACCTGACAGAGTGTTTACGAATTCAGCTATCGCCTGCTCGAACGTCATCCCATGGCTAACCGCTTTGGTGCGAGCAGCCTTGCGGGGCGTGGCTGGTTTGCTGACCGGCAACTGGCGCATCCCTACCGAACGTAAGACCGCCGCCTCTGCCTCGGCCACAGTGAGCAGGCCAGCTGCCAGCAGACCTTTGATCTGTTCAACGTGTGATAACTGGCGCGGCGCGTCTTCCAGCTCTTGCCAGCGGTCTACCAGGCGAGCGGTAAACTCCGGGCTGTTCTGGGCTACCAGGATGATCGAGTCTCGCTTATTCAGGCGGTACTCGGTGTAGTCGCGCCCACGTTCATTCGTAAATTCTGACTCAGCCAACGGCTGAGTGAAAACTCCCTGCTCAGAAAGCCGGTCCGCGCTGCGCTTGATGTCGCTGTGGTTCTTACCGAGCATCTCCGCAATCTCGCGGGTGCCCATTGTGAGAGTGCCGTTCATTTCAATCAGTTGGCCCATTGTGTCCTCCTTTAAATAGGACAGACCCCACCAGTTGGAACGGCCTCGGATCGCGGCGCCTGGTAGGGTCTGAAAGTCTTATCCGTTGTGCTTAAGGCTGTGGGCCAAAAGCCTGCACGAGTTCCACGTCATGAAGGCACCTAGATAATAGCATAGCTATAGAAGGCTGCAAGGCGTACGTTTTATGCACCTACATTGAATATATTCACCGGACTCAAAACTACAAACCACTAGCAAACATACCTGACGTAGTGACTTATTGCGCTGCTTATTTAAGGAAACGATAAGTCACTACAAAACTAACTGCGCGCAGATAGAGTCACTAACAGCCCGTTATGCCGCACCCAGACCTGACATTTCTGACGCATGGCCTCTCGACCACAGCTTCAAACGACTTCCTCTTAAATAAGCTTAAAATAAGTGGTCTAGCCTTAAATAAGAAGTACCTATTTGAGCCCTTAGCAAGTGCAACTGAATCACTAAGTGAATCACGCAAACCCTTGTTCTATAAGGCTTTCTCACTTACCTTACTACTTTTATCTTTATGTTATATTAATAAAAAGGATATAAAGACTGTCTGTACTTAGCTTAGAAAAGAAAGATCGGCCTTTTGCGCTAGCACACCTGCGACTGCATATTCATCACTGCTTTGCGTGGCCGTGGCGACGTGTGCTACAATGTCGGCAGTTTATAGATAGAGATTGCGCGAATGTCAGACGTACTCGTCAGGATCATCAAAGCAGAAGCCGAGCAGCCCCTTGTGTACGGCTGGGGCAGCGTCTGCAAGGTGCGCGACTCCGCCGGCCAGTTCGTGGACTACTGGGACACCGACAACGAGAGCTTTCCCGAGGATGTGACCGAGAAGGCCTGGCGCGGCTTCATGAAGAACGCCCGCCACATGGACGTCATGCACGATGAGAAGCCTATGGGTCGAGTCGTCTACGCGATGCCCATGACCGAGGAGATCGCCAAGTCGTTTGGCGTACTCGACTCGCTGAAACAGACCGGCGTGATGGTCGGCGTGGAAGTGACAGACCCAGAGGTACTCGGCAAATTCCGTTCAGGGGAGTATACTGGGTTCTCAATTGGCGGCAGCGCGAGGTTCGACGATGCGGTTTGACGGCACCACGCACCCACGCAAAGCCGTGGAACTGAATATAGGCTTCCTGAGCGCGGTAGACATGCCGGCTCACGAAGGCGCCCAAGTAACCATCCTCAAGGCGAAGATGACAATGCAACCAGTCCTCAAGACGATTTTCAGCCAGGCTCTGGCAGAGAAGCAGTACGAGAAGACCGTTAATGACATGCTGTGCCAAGCGTGGGAGCTGCGTCTTGACTCTGCTCTGCGTGAGGTGGCGGAGGACATCGGCAAAGACCCGATGCTCGATGAGGCTGGCAAGCAAGCAGCTCTGCGTGCAGCTGTGGACGAGTACATCGTTCGCCTGCACAGTGCCATGGTAGGCACACCCGTATCCAAGACCGTTGACACCAAGGAGGCCGAGATGGCTGACGAGCAAATCCAGGCCGAGTTGGCCGCCCTGCGCAAAGAGCGCGATCATAATAAGGCGCTCTCTGAGCTGACCGACCTCCAGAAGGCGCATTACGCGACTCTGGGCGAGGCCGAGCAAGTGGAGTTTCTCAAAGGCAAGCGTGACGTGCCGGCCGACGAGTCATTCACCGATGTGGATGGTGGCGTGGTCTTCAAGTCTGCTGTTGGCTCTGCGGCCTTCAACGTCATGAAGGGCCAGCACGAGCGTATGGTCAAGATGCAAGAGACTATCGATCTCGAACGTCTGACCAAACGTGCCGAAACCGAAATGAAGCACCTACCCGGTGAGCTGGTCGCCAAGGCCCGCGTGCTCAAGGCCGTCGAGCGTATGCCCGAAGCTGAACGCACCACCCTGGATGCCATCCTCAAGGCTGCCGATGCTGCCGCCGCTCCTGGCTTCAAGCCTGCCGCTGTGGCCGGTGAAGAGTCCACTGACCCGGCTGACAAGCTGGAGAAGATGGCCAAGCAGCGTGCCGCAGACAACAAGATCAGTTACAACCAGGCTTACACCGAGGTGCTGAGCACCGACGAAGGCAAGACGCTCTACAAGGAGATGCAATAATGGCTACCGAACAGGTATTGATGTGTGACAACAAGCTGGCAGGTGCTGACCTCTCCACCGCCCAGTACAAGATCGTGAAGCTGTCCGGTGCCAACGCCGTGCTGGCGAGCGCTGCTGGCGAGCTGGCTTATGGGGTGTTGCAAAACGCTCCTGTAGCTGGCGACGCTGCTGGTATCGCCATTGGCGGCCGCACCAAGATCCAGCTGGGCGCTACTCTGGCAGCCGGTGCCAAGTTCTCCACCTCTGCGGCGGGTCTGGCAATCGCTGCCATCTCCACCCACCAGGTGCTGGGCACTATCGTAGAAGGCGGCGCGTCCGGTGAAATCGGCTCTGCTGTAATCGACCTCAACGGCGTACTCGCTTAAGGAGCTTTGACATGCCGCAACCTACTCACAACCAGGTGCACGTCAACCGTCCGTTGACCAACATCTCCATCGCGTACGTGCAGTCTGCTGACATGTTCGCCTACCGTCGCATGTTCCCGGCCGTACCGGTCGAGAGCAAATCCGACACTTACTTCATCTTCCGCAAGGGTGATGCGAAGCGTGACGAGCTGCAACCGCGCGCACCTGGCACCGAATCTGCAGGCTCCGGCTTCAACGTGGACCAAGGCACCTACAACTGCGTGCGCTGGGATAACCACATTGACGTGGCCGACGAAATTCGCGCCAACGCCGATGACCCGCTGGACATGGACATGGCTTCCACCACGACCCTGACCGAGCGTGGCATGATCCGTCAAGAGCGTATCTTTGCGACCAGCTACCTGACTACCGGTAAATGGGGCACAGATTATGCGGGTGTGGCTGCTAGCCCAACCGGCCTGCAGTTCATCAAGTGGAGTGACTACACCAACTCCGACCCGGTGAACGACGTGATGAAGGCTCGTACCGCCATCCACAAGGCGACCGGCATGCGCCCGAACAAGCTGTGCCTGGCTCAGGACGTTGCTGACATCCTGGTGGAGCACCCGGACATCATCGCCCGCGTGAACAACGGTCAGACTACTGGCGTCGCCCAGGTAGCCGAGTATTCCGATCTGGCCAAGGTGTTCCGCGTCAAGGAAGTCGTGGTGTCCGGCGCCGTGTACAACAAGGCCAATGAAGGGGCTACCCCCAACATGGACTTCTGTGCCGCTGGCGTTGCGCTGCTGGCTTTCGTGGCCGACACCCCGGCTCTGATGACCCCATCTGCGGGTTACCGCTTCAACTGGCGTCATCTGGCTGGCAACACCGAAGGTCTGCGCATCAAGAAGTTCCGTATGGAAAATCTTGAATCTGACCGCATCGAGATCGGCCTCGCGACCGACATGAAGCTGGTCGGCGCTGACCTTGGCGCACTGTTCAGCGCGGCGATCTAATGGTCGCCCGCCAACCCTTCCATATCGATGAGCCGCTGGTTGTCCGGCGGCGCTTCGATGGCTTCCGGCCGGGCGACCCGTTCGACTGGAAAGCTTTAGGGGTGAACGTGCGCAGGGTAGCCACAATGTTCCGCTCTGGTCTGGTCGTTCATGGCACCGCTGAGGCCCGCGAGCCTGAGCCAGTAGCCGCACCAGTAGCCGCACCAGAGCTGCCAGAGCTACCGGCCACGGATAGCGTACAATTCGTTAAGGCTGGCGACGGCCCTTGGTATAACGTCATGTGTGGTGGCGTTATCCTTAACGAAGAAGGTAAGCTACGAGGCCTCAAGGCCGCCCAGGAATGGGCAGCCGCTAACGGCATCAAGTAATCTGGAGGGTCCTACAAGGGCCCTCTTGCTTTTATCCACACTTGTCCTCCATACCACAAGCATCCAGCCTTTACCCACCTCACGACTTGCCGGTGTGATGTCCCGTACGCCCTGGCAAACGCTGACTTATTGCCGCCGTAGGCGCTGGCTATATGGTCGGCTAGGAGCATTTTGATAGCTCCTTGATGATACGCCCGCCTATCCAGCGCATGACCGGGACCGCCATAGAGTTGCCGATCGCCTTGTAGCGTGGTCCGTCAGCTGCTGGCTTGCCGCGATATGGCACGTCAGTGTGGCCATCAGGGAACCCCTGCAGGCGCTCGCATTCGACAGGAGTGAGGCGGCGGACAGACATTGCCGTAGCAACCGCAGGAGGAGCCCCGGCGTTAGCATGGCTATTGGTGTGGCCGCATGCCCGCAAAGTTGGAGACATGTCCTCAGTCGCATCACCGCCGTAGTCTTTGGAGCTGAATGCTACCGGCACAGCAGGAATCTCTTGTACCAACTCATCCCAGTTGTTGGCAGCGAATATGACGCGCCGGTCGTGGTCTTTGATGCTGCTGTACTCAGTCAATACCGCATTCTCCTGCCCATGGTTGCGACCCAGCGTGTGAGCCAGCTCGACGTTGGTGTCTGGGTCTTGGGTGCCATGGACAACCATCGTCTCCGTTTCGTAGTCGATGCACCCCATCCCGCCAGCATTCAGGCAATGGGAAATATGCCCTGTTCTGGTAGCAAGCGCGATCAGGTGCCCTGCTTGTCCCTGGTTGTCGTCCGCGCCACACGTTCCAACGCCTTCGCACTCAAAAAGAACTTTTGCGAGATCGAACCCTTCTCGAGCACTTGCGACAACAAACACACGGCGGCGGCGTTGGGCCACTCCGAAATATTGGGCATCGAGGACCCGCCACGCGACTGCTCTTTTGGGGCCAAACACACAACCAGCGTTTGTCCATTTCTTCCCTGGCGGGACGAGCTCGCAATCTTCACCGGCGAGTGCTCCAAGAAAGCAGCCGAAAGCGTTGTCTTTACTGCTGAGGACTCCTGGCACGTTTTCCCACCAAATAACAGCTTCATTTCCTGGGCGTCGTTCATCTATCGCATCTCCTATTTTGACGAATGTTTGTGTGAGCATGCCGCGAGGATCGGATAGTCCTTCCCGTAGGCCCGCCACGCTGAATGCTTGGCACGGGGTACCTCCAACCAGGATATCCGGTGCATCTATGCCCATTTTTATCAAGTCTACAATGTGATTCATGTCGCCTAGATTCGGCACTTGTGGCCAGCGGTGCTCAAGAACAGCGCAGGGAAATGACTCTATCTCTGAAACCCACACTGTTTTAATTCCGAGCGGCTCACAAGCTACTGAGGCTGCTTCTATGCCGGAGCACACGCTCCCCATGGTTATGGTCATTTCTATTCCTAGTTGGTTAAACACCCGCTGAGTATGACACATATGTCATACCTGTCAACACCGCTTGAATGATATACTCCTCTCAATCACATCACCCGAGCAGACCCCCATGGCCTCACCTACTGACATCGCGCTGGTCAAGCTGGCCTTCAAGCTACGAGAAGACTTTTCGTTTACCGACGAGGAGATTAGCGCACTGCTGGACTCCGGTATGGGCGTGTTGGGCACTATGGTGTTCATCGCCGACGCCTACATGGCTCAGTATGCGACAGAATCGGAAAGCCTCAAGGTTGGCCCCATCTCGATCGATTCAAGCGAGGCTTACAAGGCTTGGGACCTTTTGAAGAAGGACCTTATCTTGCGCTTCAATAGCGGTATTGGCGTGCCCGGCGTCAACCCCATGGCAGCAGGCCTTGGCATCGCTGGAGCCAACTCCGGCCCTGTCGTGGCTGATAGCTTTTGGGTCGACCAGTTCGGCAACCCACCGGCGAGTGCGCCATGAGCACATACGCGGTAAAGGTACTTCTCGGCGTGAAGAAGGTCATCGGCAAGACCGGCGAGCCCTGTGTGGTCACGCGCAAGGTCACAACGCCCGACCCGAGCAACCCGACCAAGCCGACCACCGTCACCACGACGTACAACGTGCTGGGTGTGGTGCAGCCGGAGACTAAATACGACCCGGCCTTGGCGTCGGTGCGGACCCGGACAATCTTCATTCCCGATCTGCTCAGCGCGACTCAGAGCGGGTTACCTTTGAATACAGTCGATGCAGTAGCCTGGGTAAGCAAGCAGGGCGATACGGTGGCCGTGGCTGGCATGACGTATAAGCTGCTCGTCAACGAGGCGCCACGCATCAACGGGCGCCAAGTGGCGGCTATCCACGAGGCGGTGGCGCTGTGAAAAGCAAGCAGATGGGTCGCATCTTTGCCGAGCTGGACGACGCTATCAGCGAGCGGGTCAGCGAAGTGACTTTAGAATTGCACGGCGAGCTCGTGAGTAACCCCCCTAAAGGAACCCCAGTGGACACCGGCTTTGCGAGCGTGTCTTGGGGTTTATCGGTAGGGACCACACATCCATATGGAGTAGCGTCTGATACTGCATCCGCAGCCAGTCAACAACAAGCCGGCATAGCCGAAGTGGCCTCTTACCGGATAGTAACCGGCCAAAGCCTATGGGTATTTAACAATACTTCGTACATCGCTAAGCTAAATGCGGGAAGCTCCAAGCAATCACCTCAAGGGTTTGTCGAACAGGCGATCGATACCACACTATCCAAGTTCAGAAATAAATCACTTAACTAATCACCCATCGTGAGTTAATATCTATTTGCGGCTAGACCGGCCAGTTGAAGAGGTGGAACGTAGACCGCCCTGCCGCATCCTTCCATCTACGACACCTACTACGAGGTGCGAATTTCATGCCATTTAAAGCCCGTCCGAAATCGGAAGTCGAAGAGCAGCTAAAAGCCATACCGAACTCCTATTTTATAGGTTGGTCGGAAGAATACCGAAGTATGGCTACCAGGGCGTCCTTACTGTGCACCGTGCATGGGGTTACTCGGGAAGCTACCGCTTCTGATCTATTGAGGAAAGCAGGTTGCAAAGAATGCGGGTACGCCGCCATGTCTCGCAAAAGAGGTATACCCGTAGAGGAAGTAATAAGGGGCATAGAGTCTCACCCAGGCATACGATTTTTACGGTTTGAGGGCAGCTATGTAAATGTAGTACTCAGCAAGGCCACTGTGAGCTGTGTATGCGGAAAAGAGAACACGGCCACTGTTTCTAGCCTGCTTAAAGGATCTAAATGTGCTGAGTGTGCATCCTCAAATCGGTCTGATAAACAGCGCACCTCGCAAGCTCAAAGAGAAGAACAGATAGCCAAGATGGGGGTGCGGTTTTTAGAGTGGGTGGACGGAGGGTATAAAAATTGGGAGTCGCCGGTACGTGTATCTTGTACTGCCGGCCACTCATGGGAGACTTCCGTTAACAGGCTGATGCGAGGCTGCCGATGCCCGGAATGCGCTAAAACAGGGTTTGACCCTGGCAAGAAGGCCTCCTTATACTTTCTTATGTCAGGGTGTGGAAGATGGGCTAAAGTCGGGATTTCAAACACGCTGCAATCTCGGTTATCTAAGCTAAAAAGAGCTACCCCATTTGCTACTCACCTAGTGCACCACATCACTAGTAGTAACGGGCACCATATCCGCCAGCTAGAAGTAGAGGCCCACAAGTTATTCGAGTCTGCAGGGTTTACGGGGTTCGATGGCGCTACTGAATGGCTCAAAGTCACCGATGAGCTGTTACAATGGGTAATGGATAAAAGCAAAGAGGCCTCTTCACTATGACCACAATCAACGCAGCCCGCTCCGCTATTCTGCTTCGGCTCACCCAGTCCGGACTCGTGCCGCTCGACCGTATTGACTTTGGCGGCGGCAGTATCGAGACGGACGGGCTGCCTACCGATGGCGTATGGGTGCGGCCGGTCGTCAAGTTTGCCGGCGGCGGGGGTGATAGCTTGGGAGGCGAGGGCGTGGCGACGCGCCGGGTGCGCAGCGGGACTTTAATTATCCAGGTCTTTGCGGAGCTCGGTCTGGGTGAATTCGCTGCGGATGAGCTGGCCGACCAGCTATTGCGGCTCTACGAGGGGCGAGCGGATCGGCCGGTATACTACAGGGACTGCTATCTGGTAGACGTGGGACGAGATGACGGGTGGTGGCAAAAGAATGTGAACGTAGGGTTCGATTTTGATGTGGTTTGCGCTTGACGGTAGAGTAAGATAATTATATCTTGATTGTACGGGCTGCATTGGGCGGCCAGACTGAGAGGATTAGAGACTGTGGAAACTAAGTATGGATTTACCTACGAGGTTACGGAAGACGGGCATGAATTCGAGGCGCTACAGACAGGCGACGGAATGACCCAGTTTTGCGATGTAATGTACGACGACGGGCGAGTCGGGATAGCGTTCGTATATGGCATAGGAAACGGTATTATCGGAGAGCTCACAGTGTTCGAAACCCCTAAGACACTCAAAGAGCTAGACGCTAAGTGGGTTATCCTGTTTGAGAAACCGGAAACCATAGATTCCTTGATATCTCAGCTCGAAGACATCAAACAGAAACTGATACCGTAGTCCGCCATCACATCAAGCCCGCCGAGTGCGGGCTTTTTAACGTCTGTGATATAATGCCATGGCATGCAAAAACTCAGGAGATTTTACGCCATGGCATTTGACGTATGTAGCACCATCGGTGCGGCGGATACGAATAGCACATCTTTGTCTATTTGCAGAGAATGTTCTCCCACCGCATTAACCCCTTGGAAGTACCTGCAAATTAATGAAATCAGCTCGTTTTCAGCAGAATTATCCACTGTCGCACGGGACCCTATCAGCCTTGACCGCATGGCCCGCAAGGGAACCATCACCGGTCTGGCAGCCTCCCCGGCGTTCACCAGTGATAATTTCATCGATATGATGAGGTTCTTTGGAGACGCACAACTTTACAGCACCTGGAAGGGTCAAAACCCATTCGGCAAGCTGCCTACCGCCACCACGGCGACTGGCTACACTGTGCCGACAGGCCCTATCGTCGCTGCCGGCACGCTGGTCTATGCGGCTGGCTGGGGTACCCCGGCAAACAACGGCCTCAAAGTTGTGGGAGCCTCAAGCACCGCGACTGAAATCAAGGTAGTTGGCCTGACTGCCGAAACCGCGCCAGCGTCTGCCGTGCTCCACATCGTGGGTGTGCAGGCGACTGCGGGCGATCTGGCCGTCGATGCCAGCGGCAACATTACCAGCACCACGTTGGACTTCACCACGCTGGGCCTGACCGTCGGCCAGTGGGTGCACGTAGGCGGCAGCGACACTGCCACTCGGTTCGCCAATGCTGACGACTATGGTCTGGCCCGTGTGGCCGCTATCACTGCCAACAAGCTCACCCTCAGCCAGCGCGAGCAGGCCTACACCGCTGACACCGGCACCGGCAAGACCATCCATCTGTACCTCGGGTCGTTTGTGCGTAACGTGCCGGTCGACAATGTCGATTTCCAGCGCGTACGTCACACCCTCGAAGCTCGCTACAACACCAGCCCGGTGCTTTACGAGTACGCCCGCGACGCCTACTGCAACACCATGGCGCTTGGCTTCCCCTTGGAGGACAAAGCGACCCTGGAGTTTGGCATGGTCGCCAAGGATATCGAGGCACCCGTGACCACGCGCAAGCTGGGCAGCGGCTGGACTGACATGGTGCAGTCTGAGGCATTCAACACGGCGGCGGACTTCATGCGCCTGCGCGTGGCTGGAATCGACGAGATGGGGTACGACACGTACTTCAAGGACTCCACAGTCACGATCGACAATGGCGTCACGCCGGAAGTCGTGCTGGGTAACTTGGGCGCGGCGTTTATCAACCTCGGCAACCTGGCAGTGACCATCGAGACCGAGACGGTCATGGTCAACGGCGCGGTCTTGGCGGCGGTGCGCAATAACACCAGCGTCAGCTTGGCCATGGGCCTGCGCAACAACGATGGCGCGTTCGTGGTGGACATCCCAAGCATGACCATGGGCGATGGTACAAAGGCGCTCAACCGGAACGAAAAGGTCAAGGTGGCTATCAACTGCACCGCCTTCAAGGACCCGGTGCTCGGGTATGCAGTGGGCATAAGCCTGTTTGGGTACTTGCCGCCTGCGCTGTGACAGTAAACGAGAAGCCCTCCTAGTGAGGGCTTTTTAATGCTTGACGTATTTGAGATATAATTATACCTTAAGCGCATGGGCTGCATTGGGCGGCTCGACTGAGAGGATTAGAGGTATGAGCAAACATACATCAGAACCGTGGTCATTTGATAAGTACGATAACACCATAGCTGGAGACGAAATGCTGCTTCTTGGGGGTATAAGAACTCCGATGACAGCAGGCCCTCGAATGGACGAAGGAAGAGCCAACGCCCGCCGCATCGTAACATGCGTGAATGCTTGCCGAGGGTTGACTACGGAAGACCTAGAGTATGTTGGTCTCGTCTCAGCTGTAGGTAATCAGTTACTGTCCGCAGATAACCGTGCAGAAGGGCAGGAGCGAGAAATTCGCCGGCTAGCTCATGTGGCTGCTAACGCCGAAAATGAGTTGGCGGGTGCGTTGAATCAACTTGACGAACTACGGGCGGCGATGGCTAATATTGCGCATCTCAAATGGCGCGACCATTTGGAAGGGTTAGATCGTCCCACCGATTTCGCTGAGCGAGAAGCCGCTCTGCGCGCATTCGGGGATGCGCAGTCTATCGCCCGAGAAGCTATCGCTAAACACGAAGCTTAATTACCCTTGCAACTCAGCCAATCCCGTGTAATATTAATCTCACTACCAGCCCAGCAGGGTGGTGGCGCAGATAACCCCCTGCAGTGTGGTAAGACGCCGGGCGGGG